TTGTTCCTATGGGGGCTATTTAGTTATCCCCTGCTTATTATCATTATGCAGTCGTTGAGTATCATTTACTACACATTGTTTCATATGACATTTAATAAAGTTGATATTTTAGAGGATGGAGTGAAGAAAACTACAACCGGTATGTTTTCTATTTTAAAACGTGTGTTAAGTAATAAGTTATTCTTTTTATTCGTCCTTATAACCACTGCTCAAAACGCGTATTCTAATATTGGATTTTTCTTCGCATCACCAATAATCGGCTGGTTGGTGTATTACGCATATACAAATTACATTGCTGATTTCTTAAATGAAGCCACATGATAGAAATAACATTCATATAAATACTGAGACATCTACATATCTCAATATTTATAATCGTCAAAGTTCAATTATATGTGATTATCGATATACCTATAAATTCTTTGTATATCCAACTCTTTTATGTCGTAATTATTTGTAATTCCCGTTTCAAATGCTTTATTTTTACGTGTATAGTTAAACAGTGAAATCATGTCCTTCTTATCCAACTGCATGTTATTAGATATCGTCTGAAAAAAACAATAATTGTTGAATTCGGTTGAATATTTGGTAAGTACCTTTGTAAACCGTATTTCTTGACTACATTTTATCATCAAATTTTTAAACTCATTATGCATGAGAAAGTTGTTATACATAACCTTGATAAAAGACGATAATTCATTGAATTGCCATATTTGTTTTTGGAATGTTATTCTATCTATATAATCGCCGTAACATAAGTTTTCAAGCATATTTTTATAAAATGATAATTTTAATCTGATATTATCACACTTAATCACATCATAAATATTTTCGTGCCATAATAGTGCTACAATCGTCCTATCGTTTTCATTAATATAAATATTGTGTTTATCGATCGGAATGTAATTACTATATATTGTCTTGACAATATCTTTTGATATCTCGATTACTGATTTTTTAGTAAATACATTTTGTTTCAACATATCCACAAGAGCATCGCTATCTTTAGAATATATTTTGCGTAAGCTGTTTAGTTTTTTAAAATCAAATTGTGAATGTTCCATTACCCGTTGTTGATTTTTTATAGACAGGGTAGGAAACGACCCTTTGATAATTTCTTTCATTTCATTTTCCGTTGGTTTATTCAATTCATAGCTATGACATACTTTGATTAATTCTTTTGTTTTTTTATCAATTTCATTAGTGCTAATACAAAATATAGGATTGTTTGAAATGGGTTCCAACTGCTGTTTTTTAGTTTTTTTGGGACGTATTATATTGATTAATGCCGATATACCTCCTTTGTCTCCGCTATTAAACCCATCTATTTCGTCCATAATAATAGCTATTTTCTTCTTTTTTTTGTGAAACATACTCGCAACGTTTCTGTCTGACATATTCTCTCTAGTGAGGCTTTCAATCACATTTTTGTTTCGCACATCACATGCAGAAAAGTGTAAGACATCGTAATCTAATTCACGAAGAAGATTTTTGACGAACTCTGTTTTACCTATGCCGTTTGTTCCTGATATGTAGAACCCTCGTTTAATAGTTTTCAAAGATTTATTTATTTCGAAAAAATCTAATTTGGTAACAATCTCGTCTTTTATATATTCTCTATTCAAAATGTTATTATAACTGAACATTACTATTATATAAATTATAATTTAATTATTTAAACTCATTTTTAGATTAATAATATGTGTAAAACGCATTAGATTAGGATCCAATGAACTCATCCAATAAATTTTTACAATCATTAGATCTATATTCAATACTCCACGTGTTAAGTAGTGATATGAACGTGTCACATCGCACCTTTTTATATAAATATTTGTTTTTCTCTTTCCATTTATTACAGTTTGAAAGAAGTAATTCCTTCAATACAAATGTGCTATTCGTGTAAATGATATTTCGAACATATCCTTCATAAGGTGAGAAAGTAATACTTTTGTGAAATATATGAAAATAGGTTTTATTTAAACAATATTTTGTATGATATGGGATATATTGTATGATATTACCATGTATATCTTTCGGTAGATAAGAAATTTCTTTTTGAATTTTATCATGTAAAGTATCGTATAGTATTGTATGAAGCATAATATACAATACCATATTATTAAAATATACTATTTATTTACAAACGTCTTGGTTATTAGTTATACCATCCCAGGTTAAGTTACAAGATCGTGCCCACTTGGCTTTATCACAATCGTTATTCGCCAACAATTTCGAGTCATATTCAAATTCGTCCATATTCACTACTTTTGGGCATGTATCCAAGCCAAGGTTTTTGGTATTGTTACACAGTGTCTCCCCACCAGAGTTGTCCTCTACCCAATAATCAGGACATGCAGATATGGTCGGAGGCCACTTTTTTTTCTGAATATCTATATTAATAGAGTGATAAGCCATGATGCAAAACACGAGCAATACTACCATAGCTATTAGAAAACTAATAAATTTAAAACTATATCTTTGACCAGAGTATACCATGAACATTGTTACTAAAATCACTACAGAAGAGAATATTATCCATGTGTATGTTTCAGAAGAATTTAATTTCATTATAAATTATAATTTTATTTTTTTTATCTTCATTTTATATAATGTCTCAAAAATCGAATGGAAGAGTAGATATTTTGCAACCCCCTAATAGTCTACAGTTTGGAATACAAGATAAAATGGTAACGAAAGCAACGCCTTACATTGATGCTGTACAAGGGATTTATTATGATACTTCACTATCAGATGCTTTTTTTTCTGCTGATAATATTCAAATTTTGCAAAATGGTATAAGAGCAGGAGTTTATAAAAAATCAAAGGGAAAATATGTAATAAATGAGCAGGATATAGACACTCTCAAAGTAATAATGAGAAGCATGTTTTTACAGCATGCTGTCAACTCTCCTGATAAAATTAAGGAACAAATAGAGAAATTAAACTCTTTAGTGCTAGAATATGCAATTCCTAAAGTTTATGGAGAAGCTATCGGATATATTCATTATCGCAAAGACGCTAGCACTATACATGCTCCTATGAACCCTCCTGTCATGTCCCGTATTAATGATAAGCAATTGGAGGAGAAATCATGGATATAGACGTTACGTATTTGGTAAAATACTAGTATTAAAATATCATTGTTATAATAGTAATGATATTTTGGGCTATATCGATAGAAATCATTCGCATATTTTTATTGTTTTATCAACAGGAAATCAGAATTTTTTTAAAGCATTCAAAAGTGTACTTTCAATTGTTTGTAAAGGCTACCAAATCTCTAGAAAAAGTATCCACCAAAAGTCACGTGGAAATAATACCGATGAACAACTCTATAAAGCGTGATGAAAATTCTGTAGTTCATAAAAGTGTGACGAAAATTGTCTCATCAAGATGGGATAATCATGAGATAAATGTATACAAAAATGAAAAAAAATGGTTGCGTCTATTAATGCATTCTCATAGATTTCCTAAACCAATTTTATTCGATGATATTGCACGAATTATCACCACACAGTATTGTGGTGAAAAAATAAACAAAGACAATTTTCCTGCAAATATTATAGATCAAGCACAAGACATTTTACAAGAGCTAAAAAAGTATAACTGTAATCATAACGATATTAAACCGGATGAACTGTTAGTGGAAAAAGGAAAATTATTCCTTGTAGATTTTGGCTGGGCAATAGGAACGGGAGAACCAATACCAAAATCTTGGCCAAATGGATTAGGAGGGCAATTCAAGTGTACTCCACTAAACGATAACATGAGTATGTACCGTTCGTTAGAATATATCGTTTGTAAAGTAACACAACAACTATTGAATGATTACAAACATTCGGTGAAGAATATTACTAAAAAAGTATCCACACCTACCCCAGTAAAAAAAATCGAGGTTCCTAAAGATCTAAAAATCGAGGACGAAGTAGAATGGTGGAAGAAGACGATAGCAGAGGCAGGAAGGTTATAGACTAATTATTTATTTCTTCAACATCATATTATCATATTGTAACAACTTAAATTTATAACATCATGGTTAACTAATGTTACAATCTAGTCAAGTAAAACGGATAAAATCGGAATTACTTAAGGACTATAATATGAAATATGAGGACGCCGTATTTCATATATATAATAATAGAACCTCGACTAGAGTAAGCATATACCTAGAAGAAAAATTTATAGATGTTGATATTGGGATGAGTTGGCCATTTTATCCTCCAAATAGCGTACATATCAATAATCGCTCAGTCAAATTTCAGTATATTCCTCAACGTTTGCTTGAACAATATCGAGAAAAATTCGGAAATTGTCCCTGTTGTATGTGCTATATACACGGTACTACATGGAATATTACAAGACATATAAAAGAGGTGATAGACCAATACGAACATACCAAGAAAAAAATGTTCATTATATATTATAAAAAGTGGTTGTTTCGTTTTCTTCCAATATTTATTCCCCATGGTATAGAAGAAGTGATACAATCTTATTTATGTTGAATGTTTACATGGTGGAAGTGTGTCTGCGTTTCATATATGATGAATACTCTTCGCGAAGTTGTTGTAATTCTATTAACCATAATTCCTTTTCTGATGTTTTCTGATAATACGTTAGTTCACTGTTTTTATTCTGAAAATCGGAAATGATTTTAGCCACATTCTCTTCACTCACACTATCCATTGGCATTTTCAGTAAATACTTGTAGTCATTGTCATCTTCAAGAAGCGCGTAATTTTTGGATTTCAATAATTGAATAATTTCTACCTTCTTGAGTTTACGCAAATCTAAATTGTCATTCAAAAGCTCTTCTATATATCGTTTTCTATTTTCGAGTAATACCAATTCTTTTTCCAATTCAGATATAATATACATCTTACGTTTCGTGTATCCATTCAATCGGGTATCATAGTAATCATTGATGATTGTGGATATAGAAGTATACTTTACAAGCTTCTCTTGTGCATTAAATAAGTGCATGTTGTTGGTTGAGTAGCTAGTTGACAGTTTTAGTGTTTTCTCTAGTTCTTCGTTTGATAACTTGTCTAGCGTACCCGGTATAAATTTAATTTTGATGTCAACATTTGTAGCCTTGCTCATGTCATCATACTCTTTGACAAATGGTTGAATTTTCTTTCCGTTTTTGTCAACATTTTCCATTAAATGCTCTAGATGTAGCTTGTAATCATCTGTCCAACTTCCAACAGGTAGTTCAGTCACATGTATTGTGTCTTTTCCTGATTTTGAATATTTTCCCTTTACAACATATCGATTATTTTCCATATCTTCGATAATAGATCCTTCAAATCCTGACCAATATGGAATAAACTCGTGATGTGATGTGTCTTTATCTTCAATCTTATTAATAAGATAATCGATAATAGTGGTCGGATTGTATGGGAGGATTTCGGTACTAAATCCGGTCCCAATACCTTTTACGCCATTTATTAGTACCATTGGAATGATAGGCATATAGAATATAGGTTCTACAGGATCTCCGTCATCATTATTATATTCAAGAATTGCATCATCTTTGTTAGAGTAGATGAAACGAGTAATAGGATTTAATTGTGTATAAATGTATCTCTCAGATGCTGAATCTTTTCCACCTTGCATGCGTGTTCCGAATTGACCATTCGGTTCAAGTAAATTAACATTATTTGAGCCCACATAATTTTGTGCCATACCAACGATCGCCATATTCAAACTTGCTTCACCATGATGGTATCCAGAGTTTTCTGATACATATCCTGAGAATTGAGCGACCTTCACTTCGTTCGTCAAACGTTTCTTAAATGCTGAATACAAAATTTTTCGAAGACTGATTTTGAGACCATCCATCAGATTTGGAATGGATCGATCGCAATCATACTTGGAGAAGTGGATCATTTCTTTATTTACAAAATCACTATACGAAACATTATCTTTGTCGGTATCTAGATACAAATTTCGATCATATTGTGACAGCCAATCTTTCCTATCATCCGCTCGTTTTTTATTAAATACCATGTCTAATGCGTCATCACACGTTTCACCTTGGTGCGTAAAGTACACCAATTTCTTGTGCTTAAAATATTCTTTGAACTCTGTTCCAGTGCTTGTACCCAAACCCTTGTAGTATTTGATCTTCCAGCCGTTTGTGTCGTTTTCAGATTTCCAATTTTCATATTCACCTTCGTTGTAAAATACGATTGTTTTCTTATTCTTTGTGGCTTTCAAAATGGGCGTATTCATATATCCAACGAACTCGGGAATTTTTGAAAGCGTGTGCCACTGTGATTGGAATAAATTCAAACAGAGCCCCTTAATATGACTACCATCAAGATCTTGATCGGTCATGAACAAAACCTTTCCATACCGTAAGGTTTTCTTCACATCCTC